CGTCGATGTATCTTTCTTGTTGTTGCAAAAGTGATTTGTAGTTTTTGTAGTACTGTGGTGAACAGATGATGAGGTCAGGTGCACTTCCATCAGGAGTATTCAACTGACAATCAACATAAAGTGCAGCCATGTCTTCCAACATAGTAGCAGCACCAGATACAGCAGCACCAGCTGATGATACAAACTGATTGTTGAGTCGTTCAAAAGTACCTTTGTCCAATCCACCTACTGTACCAGTCTGAGAACCTACAGCTTGGTTGTCAAAGAATCCACCAGAAGTGTTTCCACCTGCTGTACCTTGTGACAAACCGTTGAAAGTATTCAAGTTGGTAAGAATGGAAGATGCATTTGAAACGATTTGTTTTTCAACTTCACGTTGTAAAGCACCCATAACGGACTTCAATCTTGCTTCTGCTACATCGATGATTGCACGTTCGCCTTTGTTTGAGAGTTCTTCTGCTCTTGTAATTACAATAGGAGCAACAAAGTCACACCATGTAAACTCAGCTTGACGCAAACTGTCCTTTACTGCTAGGTTTACTGGTTCATAACCTGAACTCATTTGTGTAATTGTAGAATGTTCTTCTAAGATAAGTGGTACATTTAGTTTTTGTCCACCGTCGTATGTTTCAATTCCGCCTTTTTCTCGCATCTTCTGAAGCAAAGGTGTTGCCTGGAATAACTGGTCAACTTCTTCATCCAGCAAGATACGCAAGGTTGAACTGAGAATGTCATTGCTTATGGCCATGTTATTTCTCCTCTACCCTTTGGGTATAATGTTTTAGCCTTTTTGTTATTGTTTATTGGTTTCGCTAGGTTATTCCGTATGGAGTCCTGTAGAAGGCTTGTCCGAAGTGCGAGAACGGGGCCTGTTATAGTATACATTATTTTTTTCCTTTATTTGCTTGAAGCCATGCATAGATTTCATGTCCTCGTTTCAAATGTTTAGGAATCTGTTGCGTGCCACGTGTGTTTCCTGAGCTCATTTTGAGTCCTACTTCACGCATTCTATTGGTACGCTTTTCTAATTCTTCTTTGAGTTTGGCATTCTCTTTTACTTGATGCTTTCCTTTTACCATAAAGTAAGCGTCTTGTAAACTTATGTCTTCTCTGGCCTTGAGCATTTCAGCAATCTCTGTTTTATACTCCATCAAGTCAGGATTTTCATCTTTGAACTTTTGCAACTCAGCACGTTTCCTCATAACTTCTTGCTCTTCTCTTACAGGTGCCAACATTTGCTGCATTCTCTTGGCAACCTCCTGTTCAATTCTAGCTTCAAAGCTTTGTGTATTATAAGGGTCAAGTTCTACCTGTTCACCAGACGCAACCTCGTCAATCTGAGACGTAAAGGATTCAGCCAACATAGACTCTCTCAGTGATTCTAACTTTTTGCGTTCAGCTGCTAGTTCCTGAGTTTTACGTGTATAGTCTGCACGAATGTTCGATAACATCTTTTGTGCTTCGTCTGGTAGTTCCTTTATGACTCTATTGAAGTCGATACCTTTATGTCCACCTTCATCTAGTCCTTCTACATCATCTAATGTTTCTACTGTTGCAGATTCATCAAACTTTACTTCACCATTTTTGGCTTTGTCTAATGCTTCACCAACTCTATCTCGTGATAGTTTGTTTCTTACATTG